AAGACTACAACAGCTTCAAAGAGAAAATCGATGAACTGTTTGAGGACGCCTTGAAGGCTGAGCGCCAGCGCCAGGGTAAAACGAAAATCAGCATGGCGTCTAGTTCTCCTCTTCGGATCACCGATGAGGGAGACCATGAGATCTATGCGAAGCAGGAGGCGAAGAAGATGACGAAGTCAAAGGGACTTCTGCAGTTCAGCGTCGCCGCATTTAACGCGACCGGAGAGAAGATCAAGATGCCTGCAGTGGCTGGGGGGTCTGTCTTGAAACTCGCTGTCATGCCTAACTTCTGGTTTGTACCAAGTCAGGGATTTGGGTATACTCTGCGCCTTCGTGCCGTTCAAATCATTGAACTGATTGAGCGGGACACGGCATCTGTTGAAAACATCTTCGCTTCGGTCGAGGGGTTTGACGGTGGAGAGAGTTTTTCTGAAGAGCTTGAGAATGATGCCCCCCAGGAGACGGAAAAGACAGCGAGCAAGGACGACGACTTTTCGTTCTAAATTTGAGGAATCAGTGGCGCTAGCGCTGAAAGGCGCTGGCGTACACTTCCAATACGAGACGTTGCGCCTGAACTACACGCGACCTTCAACCTATACCCCTGACTTTGTCCTGCCCAATGGGATCATTTTGGAGGCTAAGGGTTACTGGGAGGCGTCAGACCGTACGAAGCACCTTCTTGTGCGTGAAGCGCATCCAGAGCGGGACATCCGCTTTGTGTTTCAGAATGCAGCAACAAAACTAAATAAACGAAGCAAGACATCTTACGGGGAGTGGTGTGATAAGCACAATTTTCTATGGTGTAATAGGGAGATACCCAAAAAATGGCTGAGCCTGTAGCGCTTTCAATTCATCAACCATGCCCTGATTGCGGCAGCAGCGATGCGTTGACAATAAATGTAGACGGTTCCACAAAATGTTTTAGTTGCGGGACTTGGAAATCTGGCGGGGAGGAAACAACTTCTGCGCCTGCACAACAAACACACACAAAAATGATTCAAGGAGAATACCAGGCACTTACCTCACGGGGCATCCATGAGGCAACGTGTAAGAAATACGGATACCAAGTGGGGCATTATAATGGAGACCCGTGTCACATCGCGAACTATTACGATACTGCAGGAGAATGCGTAGCGCAGAAGTATCGGATGAAGGACAAGACCTTCCGGTGCAAAGGGAAGCCTGATTACTTTTTCGGTCAGCACCTGTGGGCTAATCCAGCAGCGAACAGGAAGCTAATTATTACAGAAGGCGAAATCGATGCGCTCACCGTAGCTCAAATCCAAGATTTGAAATACCCGGTAGTGAGTCTTCCCTCTGGAGCCTCTGCAGCAAAGACCGTTTTTAAAGCCCACTTGGATTGGTTGTGCGGCTTTAAGGAGGTCGTCTTAATGTTCGACCAGGACGATGCGGGGCGGGAAGCTGTTGAGGAGGTCGCGCATATGCTCCCTCCCGGTAAGGCGAAGGTTGCAAAGCTCCCACTTAAAGATCCGAATGAGTGCCTCCTGGCCGGGAAACGCGCCGAGGTTGTAAACGCTATCTACGACGCCCAGGTATGGAGACCGGATGACATTGTGGACGGGGGGGAGCTTTTCGAGCGGCTTGTGAACCCACAAACATACGAGTCTACTCCATATCCGTTCGGGGGACTTAACGCGCTAACCCACGGCATCCGTAATGGTGAGATCGTAACGGTGTGCGCGGGGAGTGGCGTTGGGAAGAGTCAGTTCTGTAAAATGGTTGTTCACCACATAATGACAACAACCGAAAAACGCGTTGGGTATATTGCGTTGGAAGAATCAATCGAAAGAACTGGATTGAGTCTTGTGGGGATCGAGATGGGAAAGTGTCTCCACCTGGAACCGTTTGAAGCGGATGACGCCTTTAAAGAGGCGTTTAACGCGACAGTTGGGAATGACCGCTTTTTTCTCTATGACCATTTCGGGTCTATAGCGTCATCAAGTTTGTTAAATCGTATACGGTTTATGATTAAGACCTATGAGGTGGACGCGTTGTGTCTAGATCACCTCTCGATAGTTGTGAGCGGAATCGGTGCAGGGGATGAGAGGAGACTCATCGACAATACAATGACAAAGCTGCGTGCGCTTGTTGAAGAGACAAAAGTAGCGATGTTACTTGTGAGTCACCTCCGTCGCCCTGAAGGACGCGCCCATGAAGAGGGAGGGGTCACCAGGCTGAGTGATTTGCGCGGGAGCGCGGCGATTGCACAGCTTTCTGATATTTGTTTAGGGTTGGAGCGTTCTGGACAAGACGAAGACGAACGCGCCAGAAACACTACCGTTGTGCGTGTGTTAAAGAATAGGTTTTCTGGAGAGACGGGTCTCGCTGGAGAACTCTTCTACGACAAGCACACTGGTAGAATGAGTGAAACAATTGAACAAGAAGAGGAGATGCCATTTTGATTAAAAGCCAACCTATTATAGACCCAGACGCAATGATGTTAACTGGACTGTCCCACTGCATAGTGGGCGCAGACCAGAACGGAAATCTGATTTATTCGTACGAAAAACTGCTGGAACACTTCATGCAGGAAGACTCCATGACCCGTGATGATGCGGCTGAGTGGATCAGTTTTAACATCGTAGGACTTAACGGTAATTTTGTAATCCTTTACCCATATTATGAAAATGAAGACAGCGATATTTGACATAGAAACAACAGCAATTGATAACTGGTCAACCTTGGAGGGTCTCACAGCGATCCATTGCCTGGTGATTCAGGACGAGAACAAGAAGGTTCACCGCTACCAGGCGGATAACATTCGCGATGGACTTAAACTACTATCAACAAAAGACTGCATAGTTGCACACAACGGCATAGGGTTTGACCTTCCTGTGTTAAAGAAGCGTTACGGGTTTGATCATCCCGGCTTTATTTTAGACACAATGGTTCTTTCCCGTCTGATGTATCCAGACTTAAAAGACAACGATTGGAAGCGCGGCCCGCAGCTTAAAAACGCGGCGAGGGATCTTCCTAAAAACCTGTTTGGGAGTCACAGTCTAGGTGCTTGGGGGTACAGGCTGGGGGTCCATAAAGACTCCTTCGGTAAGGACACTGATTGGTCAGAGTATTCTAAGGAGATGGAGGATTACTGCGTGCAGGACGTTAAGGTCACTGGGATTCTTTTCGAGCATCTCATGGAGTTAGCGTTTCTGCAGGGGCATGGGGATCTCTCTGTGAAAAAAGAGGAGTGGGTGAAGAGCAACAAGAGCATCGCTTTGGAAATGGCGTTTGCCAGGGCGATGCGTCAGCAGGAGGAAAACGGATTTCCTTTTGATGTTGATGCTGCAAATGAGCTAACTGGCGTCCTTTTGAAGCGTAGAGCAATCCTTCAGGACGAATTGCATGAGATGTTCCCGCCCACGGTCGTTGAAACAAAGACTACCTGGTGGAAAGACGCAGAGGGCAACAAGTTCAAGACGAAGAAAGCGATGGTGGACGCCGGGTATAAGCCCAAGGACTGCATTAAAGGGGACTTTAAAACCAAAGAGATCCCGTTTAACCCCAACAGCCGGGATCAGATTGCAGAGCGTCTTATCGCTGCTGGATGGAAGCCAAGTCAATACGAAGGCAAGCGTCCCGCCATTAACGAAGCAGTTCTGCGGGAGATTGATACAGAGCAGAGTTTAAAGTTTCTGGAATACCTTTTGCTGTCTAAGCGTTTGGGACAGTTGTCAGAGGGCAAGCAGGCGTGGCTTAAATTGGAACACCGTGGGAAAATCCACGGGACCGTCAACACGAATGGCGCGGTGAGCGGGAGGTGCGCGCATATGAACCCCAACATGGCTCAAGTCCCTGCAGTTACTTCTGAATACGGGAAGGAGTGTCGGGCGTGCTTTACTGCCCCTGAAGGTCGGGTTTTAGTTGGTGTTGATGCTGCGGGGCTGGAGTTACGGATGCTCGCGAGCTACCTCCACAAAATTGACGATGGTGCCTATACAACCCAACTTCTGGAGGGGGACATCCACGAACTGAACAGAAAAGCTGCGGGTCTTCCCGATAGAGCCGCCGCTAAGCGCTTCATATACGCCCTATTATACGGGGCTGGGGACAGCAAAATAGGCGAAATTGTTGGGGGGAGCAGTCGAGAAGGTAAACGCTTGAAAGCGGAGTTTTACGATAAGATTCCTGCGATCAAAACACTCAGTCAGGCTATTCAGCGTAAGGTGAAACACTACGGGTATTTGCGTGGGCTGGATGGGCGTCACCTCCCTTGCCGCTCGCCGCACAGCGCGCTAAACCTCCTGCTCCAATCCGCCGGGGCTGTTGTGATGAAGATGGCGCTATTAAACTTTGTGGCGTGTTCCAACCCTAGTCTTTACGCGCTGCACGCCAATGTTCACGACGAGGTTCAATTTTCTTGTCACGCTGACGACGCTGAACACTTCGGGGAGCTTTTTGTATTCTGCTTAAAGCAAGCCGGGGAGATGTTAGGGGTCATGTGTCCGCTTGACGGGGAATACAAGGTAGGGAAAAACTGGGCGGAAACACACTGAAATGGAAACTTGCACTGATCAAGATATTAGGGACGCAGCGATTACGGGACTTAATGTTCGTCTCGAAAAGTTAAAGAAGCGCTACAAGCGGGCGTCTGAGCCACAAAAGAAAAAACTAAAAGACGAATTCCTGTTAATTCAGGAGGTGTTAAAGAAATTATGAGAAAAGCGATAGTTGACGGTGATATGCTTCTCTACAAGTCCTGTTTTGGGGCTGAAGTAGAGACTTGCTGGGAAGACGATATATGGACGCTACATTCTGACGCCAACCAGGCTAAGGCGGACTTTGATACGTCTCTTACACGAATTCTCTCTGAGATTGACTGCAAAAACGTAACAGTGGCGTTTTCTGATAGTGATAATTTCAGGCGCGATATCTTTCCAGCTTACAAGGCGAACAGAAAATCCACGCGAAAACCGTTAGGGATTCAAGCGGTCAGGGAGTGGATTATGGAAAACTACCCCTTTCTCCTGCTTCCCAGGCTGGAGGCAGATGATGTCTGCGGGATTATTTGCACTTCCGCGCCAGAGGGAGAGGAATACATCGCAGTCAGCGGAGATAAAGATTTTAACACGATCCCCTGCACATGGTATAATTACCTAACCAAGACGCTTAAAACCGTTACTGAGGAGGAAGCTGACCGCTTCTTTCTTTGCCAGACGCTGACAGGCGACTCTGTCGATGGGTATAATGGGATTCATGGTGTGGGACCAAAAACAGCAGAGAGGATCTTAGATGAGAAGGGAGCAAATTGGGGGACTGTCGTGGAGGCATACAAAAAGAAGGGGTATGATGAAGAAGACGCCCTGGTCAGCGCTAGGCTTGCTCGCATTCTCCGTTCTTGTGATTACAATTTGGCAACGCAAGAGGTGAACTTGTGGGCGCCCCCAGCCGAAACCGA